TTGAATGGGCGGATAAACCTGATTCTGTTTTATTACAACAGTTTGCTGTATCTAAGAAGATCAGTCCTTATCAATTTTTTAGGTATGCTGAACGGGAAGTAAATGCGGCGTTTACGCAAGCGTTTGATTATGCCCGCGCGAAATGTTCTATTAGAATGCTTTTAGGTGAATGTGCAATAAAGGATGCTGCACTTAGTAAATATATACCTTTATATGATACATTTTATGGTAACTTTATAAAGGAGAATGAAAAACGTGCGCATGAGTTTCAAAAGGAGTTGAAGACTTTAGATATACAAAAGGGTACTCAAGATCATTCTAACTTTACTATTTTTATGGAACCTTCTAAAAGTAATATCAAACCATGCACTGTGATAACTGTTGAAAAAGAAAAAGAATGATATATAATTTAAATGTACTCCCCAGTACAATAAATTTTTCTTTAACTCCGTTCTCCAGAGCGGAGTTTTTTATTATGACATAAACAGAGAGGTAAATATGGAATTACGTGATTATCAACAAAAGGTTGCTGATTCATTAGAAAAAAATGGAAAAGTTGTAGCTTTATTGCCGCGGCGATCGGGTAAAACATCTCTGGGATTAGAATTATGTCTCAGGCAATGTGATAGAGAAAAAAGTAACGTATATTTTATTATGCCTTTTTATTGGGACTGTGATTGGAAGTTCTATTTAGGTAATAGATTAAGATCATATAAAAAGAAGATTTATGGTAGAAATAAGAAGAGAATGGCGATTATTACTTTTTCTAATGAATCTCAATTGATTATTTGTGGTAGTTATAATTTATCCTTGATATCCTTTAATGATCCATTATTGAAAGGCATAGTATTTGATGAATATGCATTACATAAATCTGATGTGCAATATTTTAATAGTTTATACACAAATAATGATGATTATTGGATTTTATGGATCTCTACCCCTAAGCATATAAATGGATGCGAGCATTTATATGATCTTAATAGGTATGCAAAAGGGGTGCCACACTTAATAGAGACGATGAAGTTTACTATTGATGATACTAAACATTTGGATCCGGAAATTATAAATAGATTACAAGGGGAATCAGATCAGGATTTTGTTAGATCTAGTTTTTATTGCGAATTTCCAGGTAGCGATTCATATGAACAAAGAAATACGAGTGAATAAATTCAAACCTAGATTCTATCAGGAACCTATATGGGATGCGATAGAAAATAAGGGTTATAAACGGGTGCTAGCGATTCTACCACGGCGTAGCGGTAAAGATATGACGGCATTTAATTTATGTATTAGAGAATGTTTAAGAAAAGTCTGTGTTATTTATTATATTTTTCCGAGTTACGCGCACGGTAGAAAAATTCTGTGGGATAGCATAACGATCCAAGGACAACGTATCTTAGATTATATCCCTTCTGAACTTGTTGAATCTATGAATTCTACTGAAATGAAGATTAGATTTATGAATGGTTCTTTATTTCAAATTGTAGGATCTGACAATTATGATTCTCTTATGGGAACGAATCCGAAGGGTGTTGTCTTCAGCGAGTACTCGCTACAAGATCCAAGGGCTTATCAATATATACGTCCCATACTTACTGTAAATGGTGGATGGGCTCTGTTTTTAAGTACTCCTAGAGGTAAACAAAATCATCTATGGGATCTATATCAAATAGCATTAAATTCACCACAATGGTTTTGTTATAAGCTCACATTAGATGATACGCAGCATGTTACCCAACAGCAAATAGATGAGGAGAAAGCTGACGGTATAATGAATGAGGAACTTATACAGCAGGAATATTACACCAGTTTTTCGCGTGGAGCGGATGGGAGCTACTATAGTAAGTACATAGACAAGATGAGATTAAACAATCAGATAGGTATAGTACCATATGAAGTAGGATTCAAAGTGCATACTGTGTGGGATCTGGGATTCCGAGATTCTACTAGTATTATTTTTATGCAGCAAATAGGACAGACTATTAGGATAATTGACTACTACGAGAATGCGAAACAGGGATTAGAGCACTATATAGCGGTGTTAAATCAGAAAGATTACATATATGGTAGGCACATAGCACCGTTTGATATAAAGGTCCATGAGTTTACGAGTGGGGTATCCAGAATTGAGAAAGCTAGACAATTAGGTATAAACTTTACATTAGCTGGAGATCTAGCAGTGGAAGATGGTATAGAAGCAGTCAGGAGTGTATTAGGTAAATGCTGGATAGATGAGAATAAATGTAAGAAGTTAATTGCGTGCTTAGAAAATTATAGACAAGAGTGGGATACAAAACATAGAATATATAAGTCGCAGCCGCTACACGATTGGTCTTCTCATGGGGCGGATGCATTTAGGTATCTTGCTATCTCGTTACCTAAAACAAGGGATGGTATGACGGAGCAAGATTTAAAGAAGATGGAACATGAAGTAAGATATGGTGAACAGAATTTTTCTGATCCTTATAGACATGGATTTTAATTGATGTTATAATTTGTGTAGCATAAATCTCCGGTCCTTAAGTGGGCAATTATAATAAAGTTTGACCGCTAGAAATAGCGGTTTTTTTTATTTTATTGCAACTTTTAATAGTGCGATCTAAACTAATCCTAAAAAGAGCTCGGTATAAGCCTTTATGGGAGGAATGAATGATAATTCCAAGTTTTGCACCATTGACTGGAGATGTACCACACATAGAGATACTTAATAGGATGGAATCATTTTATTCGCAGAGTTACACTATAAATCAGACATGGTGGGCCGAAGCGGATTTAGATGTGCAGTACTATAGTGGTTGTCAAAATATGATAAACAATCTATATGGCAACGCTCCGTATGGCAATAAGAAACAATTCTATTTTAACCGTATAAGGCGTATAGTACAGAGTATAGAAGGACATCAAAGATTAAATAGGAAATCTAGTATAGTATCTCCAGTTGAAAATGGCGATGCTGAGACTGCAGATCAATTTACCAAAATAATGTTTTGGTTGTATAATCGTGAGGGAGTCCTAGAAACAATATCTGATACTTTTCATGGATCTCTTATTTCTGGATTAAACTTAATTGAAGTATGGATGGATTATAGATCTGATCCTATTTCTGGTGATCTTAAATTTAATAATTGTCCATTTAATAGTATATTGATGGATCCATATTGGAAGAAACAGGACTTATCAGATTGCAATAACATATGGCGTCGTTCATATATAACGAAGCGCGAAGCTATCTCATTAATGCCTGACCAAACTGAAGTTATTTTATCTCTTATTGGTACTGATTCTGGTCCCGGTCGTGACGGCCGTTTTCAATACATGGCCGAAGCGTATAACAATCTCGGAATGAGAGATTTGGTCACATATGACGAGTTTTATTTCAGAGATTTTCGCACGCAGAAATTAATGGTAGATAGACAAACTGGTGAAAAATATGAATGGCGCAGCACAGATAAGAATGATCAATTAAAAAGATTCTTAGCTATGAATCCCAATGTCGAACTTATAGAGCAAGAAATACCAACAGTTAACTTGGCTATAGTAGTACAAGGTAGAGTCATGTACTGTGGTGCACAACCGAGTGGACTGGACTGTTATCCATTTGTTCCTGTTTATGCGTATTATGAACCCCAAATGCCCTATATGGAATATAGGCTACAATCGGCAGTTCGTGGATTACGGGACCCACAATTCTTATACAATAGACATATGGTAAATATGCTCGACATAGAAGAATCACAAATAAATTCTGGTTGGAAATACAAAGAGAACAGTCTAGTGAATCCTAAGGATTTATTTCTTTCTGGTAATGGAAGAGTATTAGCGGTGAAATCGGAGTCACAAATGAGTGATGTGGAGAAGATAGCACCGGCAGTGATACCTGCATCAATGTTTCAACTTACACAAGCCTTGGGCGCGGAAGTGGAAGAGATAATAGGAATGGGGAAAGAATCATTAGGCTTAGCGCAAGATGATGTAGCTGGTATTGTATCCATGTTACGTCAAAGAGCTAGTCAGGTTTCGTTACAATCTCTTTATGATAATTTGGATCGTTCTCAGAAGCTATTGGGTGATATAGTTATAAAGCTTATACAAATGAACTTTACTCCTGGAAAAGTGCAAAACATATTAGAAGGGGAGAGACCTAGTGACCAATTTTATTCAAAGTTGTTTGGTACATATCATTGTGTAGTAGAAGATGGATTGAATACATCTACGCAGAAGCAGATGGAATTTGCGCAGCTTATTAAACTCAAGGAACTGGGAATTCCGATACCTAATGAGAAGCTACTGGAAGCAGCTACGATTCAGAACAAGAAAGAGTTAATAGATATGGTTAAAGCGCAAGAGCAGCAGCAACAACAAATGCAGCAACAACAAATGCAACTGCAGATGCAGGAAGCGCAATCTAGAATAGAGTTAGCGAAAGCTAGAACGGTAGCGGATCAAGGATTGGGTGTAGAAAGAATTAGCAGAGTGGAAGAAAATAGGGCATTAGCGGATGAACGTAGAGCTCAAGCGGTGAAAGATCAAGATATAGGTCTATTGAATCTGGTTAAGGCTCTCAAAGAAATAGAGACTATAGATTTGAATCAGTTAGAAAAATTAATTACGCTTGCAAATTCTATGAAAGCGATAGAAAATAGTAATGCAGCAGCTCCGATACAAAATGGTATGGAAGCGCAGGCGATACAACCTGGAATTAATGTACAGTAGTTAGAGGAATATTAACCTTGTTCCCCTTTATGGGTGGACAATTTCTACGAAAGGGCCGACGATGGCAAAAAGATATCATCAATCGATGAGAGATAGAATGCATGAACGACGTGGCGAGATGCATCACATGGAAAGAATGCATAAGGATCGTATGCATGAGAGAGAAGGAATGGAAAAGCATGAATCCCACATGGATCCGAGAAGACGTCATGAGATGCACGAGAACGGAATGTTACACAACGATCCGCGTGAAATAGCTAATATGCCACAAGATGTAATGATGAAGGGCTATGAAAGAATACATGGATTCTTGCCTGAATCAATAGATGACTCAAGACATGAAATAGAGAGAGAAATTAGACAAACTGATAGAATGAGTAGGGAACAATATAGTCCGAAGAAATGGTAACATGCCAGCAATGCCGAGAATAAAAGGTAAGGCGGAAAAGATAGCATTTGCTATTTTAGGGAAACCTGCCAATCTAGCTGCGAAGAAAACTGAACGGCAGAGAGAAATAGATAAGATATTGAGCTATCAAAATACTACATTGATAAGATAGGACCAATATGGGAAAAAAAAATATATCAAAAGTTGCTCGGAATATGTTGCCAGATTATGACAGCGCTGAAGCTGTTCGTAAAGATTATCCTTTTACTGATAGGTTTTATACTAGTGATTCGGATATTCTAAGGGGAGCACAAGGAAGAGATAATAATTGGATAGATCCGAGGTATTATATAGATCTACGTAATAGTCAATTGATATGCGAGGATGAACTATCAACTGCAAATATGCCGACAAGACCTATAATGAAATCTTTTTGGACTAAATAAGGAATAAAATGGCTAAAGAGAAAATAACCGTAGCAAAAGGTGTAAAAGTAAAAAGAGGCGAAGAAGAGAAGATGCGCGCCAAAAAGGGCAGCGGAAGTGCGGGAAAATATAAAGATGTTTCCCCAAAGGAATTTGCAGGTGCTTCTGGCGGTGCTTCGAAATTTAGCTACCCAATCGACACGCTTGCACGAGCAAGAAATGCATTAGCGAGAGCACACTTTGCCCCGGATCCTGAAGGAATAAAAAGGAAAGTGTATAGGATGTATCCTGAATTGAAGAAGAGAAAAGAGAAGAGAGATGCTATATGAAAAGAAAGAAACTAAAGAAAAAGAAACAGAACAAAATGGCGATCGTTATGAGGGAATTTGAGTCAGGTACACTCAAGTCTGGAGGATCGGGTAAGACTGTAACTAATCCTAAACAGGCTATAGCGATAGGTATTTCTGAATCTAAGAAGAAAAGAAAATAGATCCGTTTTACTGTGATTTCGGAGGGATGTCATGAGATATCCCTCTTTTTGTTGATATAAATCTCCATAGTTTAAGGAAAACATTGCAGTATTAAAATAACTAACAATTACTTTAAAATATTAAAACACACCTGCAAGATGAAGGTGAAGTCTTTCTGGAGATACTAAATGATACTTGGATATTAAACTTAAGGGATAAAATTGAACAAGATAACGAAGATTGATTTTATCTCGGGGAACATATCGAAACACAATGTTTCTAAGCGCAGGAAATGTTGCGGAATTTTATCGATAACGATAGATGATTTTATAAAGGTTTGGAATATTTTAATTTATTATGAACCTTATAATAATGAATTTGTATGTATTATTCCTACAGATGTGCAATGGCAGATAATGGAAGAGCAATTTACAGATATCATCAGGAGCACTATAGAACAATGGGGCAACGAAACTTTTGGAGAAATAAATGACAAAAAGAGTAACTAATTTGATTTTTTATGATGACGAAATGATGCCTGGAGATAAAATATTATGTCGTATAGCGTTCACTTTAGATAATGTAATTAGATTAACCAGAATATATTTATATAATAATGATGATGTCTATCAATTCGTTTATGCGAACGCATGTAACTGTATAAAAAAAAATTGCCAATGTGAACCAGTTGTTTTATTTGTAGATAATAAAGTTGTGAAAGAAGTAGAAACTTATATTTTATCCGAATATGTGAAACGAAATACAATTTTATGTGAGGGTTGTGATAATTGTGAAAAAGGAATAAGCATTATAGAACCGAATGAATTTCAATGAACCCATTTCATTTTTTGGTTAAATTTTTTAAGAGCTTATTTCCCAAAAAGAGTCCCCAATTTATATTTTATCAGTTACCATTTGAGATTAAGGTTCATTCTCACAAAGTGAAGATTACTCTAGCGCAGCGGTCGGATAATATTGATCATTATTTAGTAATAATTAATGGTAAAATTATTGGATATTATTATTTAGAGGTGATTAAAGATGAATTTGACGCTTTAAGAGTGGGTCAAGAATTAGTTTCTGATTTATCTAAAATTTTAGAGGATAATCCTAATTATTACAAAGATAAACTGGAATATAAGCAGCATGTATTTTTTAGTGGAATAGAGAATAAATATAAATTTGTACACGTGAATAAGGAATGAATGGAAGAGGAAAAAAAGCGAAAGACAGTTGGAGAAATTAATGCCGAACTACTGATAAAAGCTGTAGATGATCAGCATTGTGCAGTAGATCAAGCAGATGAACAACTGAAAAACTATGAACAGAAATTTCTTGAATGTTTAGAGGATGCAAAAAGTAAATATGGATCTAATGAAGATTTTTATATAGTTTCCATATTTCAGCATGACAAACTTTTAACTCGTGTTATGAAGAATCCATTTGTGGCACGAAGATCCTGTCCTACACCACATTATGATGAGGCTGTATATAAATATACTGCTTCTGAAGATCGTATTCAATTTTTATGGGTTCTTCCGGATATTAAAGTAGCGAATTATTTAGTAAATAATTATTTGACTTTAAGAGATGATGAGAGACAACTAGCTGATTTTGTGTTAAAACATTTAAATAACGAATTATTATATACAGCAATGAAATTAAACAATGAATTTCCGGATAACGAGATATTGAAATCATTTAAACCAACAGTTTTATAAGGAGTAGTAATGTTTGACGAAAAAGAAGAGCAAAATTTAGATACGCAGAATCAGGTTCAGGAAGGTCAGGTAGATAACGAACAGAATGAGCAAGAAGTCGAGAGCGGTGCGAAGCAGAGTTTCAGAGAAATCCGAACAAAACTTGAGAAGACGCAAAAAGAAAGAGACGAATTATACCACTATATTAAAAATATTGAGGCTAAAAACAGCGCTAATACTACTAGTGATAACGTGTCTGACGAAGATTTTGCATTGGATCCGGACGCTTTGGCAGAAGGGAAACATTTAAACAAAGTAAAGAATGAAGTAAAGAATCTCAAGAAGCAATTGCAGGAATTTAAGAAGATATCTGAAGAAACTATAGCTGAGAGTAAATTACGCAGTAAATATTCTGATTTCGATCAGGTAGTCTCTGAACAAAATATAATGTTTTTAAAAGACAAACATCCAGATTTGTGGAATACAATAGCTTCATCGAATAATTTATATAATCAAGGATTGAGTGCTTATATGTTTATTAAGAGCATTAATCCAGGACCATCACAAACAGATGAAGATAAATTAACGATGCAAAAGAATATCTCCAAACCTAGATCTATGACAAGTATATCTCCGCAACGGGGAAGTAGTCCATTATCGCAAGCCAATGTATTTGAAAAGGGATTAACTCCGCAATTAAAAGATCAATTATGGAAAGAGATGCAGGACGCTATGGGGAACAAATAAGGATTATTTATTCGTGAAAAGGAGATATATAATTCTAAAAGAGAAGATAAAGTAACACATTGGTGTCATATGCCTAAAATAGTACTATATAAAGAATGAATATATACAAATACGGCAACAATACAAAGGGGAAGAAATATGATCCAAACAGAGCCTTTATTGATCCCAGAGATGCACGGGATGTATGGTTGAAATATGAAACTGAAGAGGATTATAGCACATATATAAAATTCCCAATATGGATAACAGATGGAGTTGAAGTCGAATTGGATCACACTCTGTACAAAGAAGTTCCACGAAGTGTTGAAATGT